TCAACTGGATCGGTCTTGGTTATAATTGCCATTTTCTACCCGCGAAAGTTTGAATGGTTGAAAGGTCCGAAAAGGGATTACTTGATACCTCTTCCCCCTCTTCATCTAATTCAACTGTATCATTCATGTAACTGGTAAACTCTTCAAGGTTTAATGGTTCGCCCTCAATCGCTACGACCGACCACGACAATTCAAACTCTGAAAATTGATCTTCCAATTCCATGATACCTAAATCTGACATAGCTAAAATAAGAATTTTATTATACCAAGATTTCGAGCCGACCAGTTGACCGACCGTTTGCAGATTTAAACCTTCTGGTATTTCGGTAAAATCATCATCTACCTTTATAATCATTTGTTTCATAATAGTGCGCCCTCTTGCGCTGTTAGCGCCTCATTATAAATGACCAGCTCTTTAATGTGTCCGTTTAGTTGCAGCGTTGACGATGCGTTTGATCCAATGTATAAGCTTGCTGAGTTATCAGGCACAAACGAATTACCCGTTGTAATAGCTCCAACCGTCGCACCATCTGCGTAACCCTGCACTGTATTTGTGCTAGATGTATAGGTTATACCTACCGTAGCTATAGTGCCGACTACAAACGGATATGTCGAATTAGTCGCCACTGTGCCGTACTTGATTCTATAAAAATCAACAGAATCCATTTGGTTTAGGCATACTGACCCTGTCAACCCTGTCCCTTCGATAATATGCTGCAAAACAGAATCGTTACCAATAACATCCACCTTAGCAAAAATAGATCCATCATTACCGCTCGGTAAATTTCCAGCCTGCGGAATAGTGGTAACATCCGCCACCCTAGCCACGCTTGATCCTTCTGTCCTAATGTAGCTGGTAGGAAATGGATGAGCCTCTGTCATTGCGCCCCATATATACATACCGCTTGTGCCATCACCATTCAGTATTCTAGCGAATTGAAAAGAGCTAGAGACTGACGCGGTAGCAGTTACAGTTATTGATATTCTAAACCAACCATCACCCAATGATTTAATAGTTGAATTATCAACACCACTGTCAACCTTTGATCCGTCAGCTAGGTCGAAAGTTGTAAATAATGAACTCCCCGCAAATGCCGATTGCGCTAGTAGTATAACGCTTGTAAATTCTGCCGCTTTAACAAATAACGATGCTGTGTAAGATACGCCGCTAGTAAAGCTGACATTATCGCTTATATACCCAGTAGATACATTGTCAGGTATAATCTTATCGGCGCTCATTGTCCCATCTGGAGACTTTACAGTATTACCGGAAATTGTAGCTAAACTTTTAGCCCATGCCGCGTTGTCGAACTGCTCACTAAATACTTGTAAATTAGTACTAGCGCCCTCAATCAATGCGCCTAAATTCTCGCCGGTTGCTTGATCGTATTCAATACGTAAAGACTCGGCAAAAGTTAGGTTATCACTTGATCCAGTTGTTTCAACGTATGGCAACGGCTTGTCTGATTCGGTTAGTTGAGCGCCCCAAATATAAACGCCTTTACCGATTTCTCCGGCATAAGTTTCAACACCATTTAAAGCTGTCCCAATCGAGCAATCAACATCCCCCGCCGCATCCGCTGTAGCTGTAAGCGAAACCTTGACCCACCCGTCAGAGACATGATAGATCGATGATTCTGCGCCCGCTGTGGTTGATATTGCTGTTGCAGAGGTTATATTAAAAATAAATGTTTGCGTAGTTGTGAAAGCGCCGCTGCTCGATAATAGCTTTATATTGCCCTGCGTTCTTGCTGCCGATTTCATGTAACAACTTATAGTCACTTTGTCACCAATAGACAGCGATCCAATCGATCCTTGCTCAACCCTATGTTGCGCGTTCGCAGCCGTTTCAATTAGATGCTCCGCCGTCATACCGCTTATTGGTGATTGAGTGGCATTTGTCGCTATAGTGGAATCACTTTTAGTCCAAGCCGCATTGTCAAATTGCTCAGAATGGGTTAATAAATTGGTAACAGTCCCCACAAAATCAGTATCAAGGAAATACTCGGCTTTATTGTTTACCACCCTTCGATTCATAAATGACGCGCTTGAAGCTCTGGCATAAGTGAATAAATCCGCAAAGTTAACCGGGTTTCCATTTTGCGCGTAATTTTGTGAATCAAAATGCATGTCGACTAAAGGCACTAAAGCCCTTGGTACTGCTGCGCCTACAATAACAGTTTTAGCGGTAGGTATCGCTCCGCTAGCCGCTGAAACTGTGGTTTTACTTGTGGGTATACCTGAAACCGCCGCTGATACAGTCGTTTTGGATGTAGGTATCGCACCGCTAACCGCCGACACAGTCGTTTTACTGGTGGGTATGGCGCTACTTGCCCCGCTTACCGTTGTTTTACTGGTGGGTATCGCTGAGGACGCCCCGCTAACGGTTGTTTTTGCGGTAGGTATTCCCGCGCCACCTTCTGGTATTGTTGTAATAGCCATTCTTTTAAACTCCTGGTACGTTAAGCTCTGCGCCGTCACCTAATGCTTCGTTAATTTGACCCATTAATTCTCTAACGGCATCCATAGACATAACGCCGGAGCCTCTAAAATTAACATCGATTGATCGTTTCGTTTGCTGCTGCGGCGCCGCTTGCTGTTGTTGAGCCTGACCGCCGCCGCCATCGGGAACGCTAAAGCCTCCGCTACTCATGCTTGGCGATGATCCCTTGCCAATACTTTTAATTAATGCACCCGTTTTGGCTAGGCTGGCGACACTATAAGCCGCCGCCGTCCAAGGTCCACCCGCAGCCATTCCGAACTGCCAAGCATCAACCGCCGCCTGAACACCCTTGATACCTGCTTGTGTTTTCGCTGCTATTTCCATAGCTTTTTGAACCTTTTTCGAGCCACCGGCTAACACTTGAAAACCGTCCTGTATTCCTTGTAGTGTCATTTGCCGTTTGACGTCTTCTGAACTTTGAAGTATTTCGATCTCTTTAGCTTTGAACTCTTCTAAAGTCATTTCTCCTCTAGCTTTTGCGGCTTTTAGTTGCTCATATTCAACGTTTAGGTGCTCTAATTGCTGCTCTTCTTGACTTTGATACCGTAAACCCATCGCTTCCAACAATCCAATTGTTTCAGCCTCAACTAGCTCAATCTCAGAAGTTTTCTTTTCTCCAACGCCTTTACCGTCTGCCGACTCTTTAGCATCGCCCGAAGCCTTTGCTTTGGCGACCGCTAGCTTTTCATATTGTTCGACCGCTTCATCAACAAAGGTTTTTATTCCCTCGCTTGGTAAAGGCGCAAGGGCTTTTTCGTTAAATTCTTTTGTAGTTTCTTCAACTAGGCCGACCATTTTGTCGGCAGTCTCATTAACAGACTTTACAAATTCAGAATTTTTAAGCGCTGGAATAACGCCGAAGTCGGTCCCCAAAAACTTATTCGACATTTTTATCATTTTATTAATATTCTCGGTGAAGAAATCAACAGCCCCCGCTTGAATATTTATTATTCCAGCGAATACCTTGGCAGCTAAAGCGGAAAATCCAACCGCTGCCAATTCTAAGCCTTTAAATATTACGTCAATACCGTGAAGGCCATCAGCAAATACGCCGATCACTGTAACCACCCCGCCAATGCCTTTTTTGATAAACGCACTAGCCCCGCCTGCGTTCTTCGCCATTTCAACAAATTCATTGGTTACCGCTGTGATAATTGGCGCAAGTTCAACGGTTGCCTGCTTTGTCATTGACTCAATTACGCCAGTCGCTTTAGATAATTCTTCACTCGCTAATTCAGCTTTGGCGACATCGATATCGGATAATCCAACACCTAGCGCTTCCGCTTCTTTAGTTAATGCGTTAAATGATTTGGCGTTATCTTGGAATAGTGGAACCAGCCGGGTTGAATCACTGGCTAGCGCCTCCATAAAAAAAGTCATTTCTTGTTGGCTAACACCGGCTTCTTGCAGGCTTTTGATATAAAGCCCTAATGATTCTTGACCGCTTAATCCTTTGAAAGCATCAGCAGTGATTCCTACCTTTGGCGCTATTTGTTCAAAGAAGTCCACCATCGGACCCGCGCCACTTACCAGAAAGTCACCTATTCGATCATTAGTATCAAGTAAAATTGTGCCGTATTTCTCGGTTGATATTCCTAATTGTTCGGCTGCGAATGCGCCACGCTGAAACGCTGCGACTTGAGTACCCGCCGCGTCTGCTGTGTTTTTTAATTCTCGGATTGATGAAAGATTTGATTTTAGGATTGCCGCTGCAACTCCCGCGGCTGCGGCTGTGGCTGCTACTGCCCACTTGCCCCACTTGTTCGCGTTTTCTCTAAGCTGTTGACCGCCTAACTTTAAAGCCTTGCCAGACGCTTTAATACCGTCTTGAACGCCCTTAGTATCGGCGGTTATTTTAACGCTTAACGCGCCGATCACTGTTTCAGCCATTTACATTACCTGTATGCCTTTCGCTTCTGATTCTTCGCGCCTTTTTAACAAATCAACGTAATCGTCTTCGTGTATATTGCCAACCATTTTAGAGCGCCGCGCTTCGTGTATTTGTTCAACCTCTCCGACTGTTAGCCGCCAGTACTCGCTAGGCTGTATATTATAATGGCCTACAATAATCTGATAGATTGACTCTAGCGGATAACGACCATTAGGCGCGGCTATTTCGGCTTCTTCTTCCGTGTAGGCTTTTTTTTTCCTACCGGCGCTTTTAGGTTTGGCAAGAATTGAGCGGTATGTAATGCGTACTCTTTAAACATTTCCCGTTTATCATCATCACTAGCCGCAAAAATAACATCGTAAACATTAAGCCACTCTATATCCTTGTCGTGATCTGCTGAGAAAAAGCCGCATTCGTCAAATAGAATATAATAGAATAGTGATATTTTCACAAAGTCGAAATTTTTAGGATCAAACTTGGATAGATTCATTAAACCTATTTCGGAATTAACTCTCTGGATAATAAGCATCGTAATTATTAATCGATGCTTTTTACCCTTCCAACTTAATCTTATTGGCTCACGAATTGCCATTATGTAGCGGCCACATAAATAGGCGCAGCGCTAGATTTAAACGATGCCGTCCAATTTGACGGGGTGTCTGACTCCATATCAATAGACAAAGCGCTCATTACTGCGTCAACCGTTAAAGTCGTTCCGCCATCGGGGAAAGTAAATATAACTTGAACCGCTTGGCTAGCACCCATAAAGACGCTGACTAATTCGAGGTTTTGAAAGAGTCCACCCGCGCCAAATTCTATATCCTTTCTGCCTACCGCTGCCGCTAGCACTTGCCATCCTGCCGCGCTGTCGTCTGTGACGTCGTGCGGCTCACCGTTGAATGATAGTGATTTATTGACGTTGCCCTGCAGCTCGGCTCCACCATATGATCCGGTTATAGTCCGGCCAACTATTGCTATTCCTACCGCCATGATAAAACCCTCGTGTTAAGCTGGTAATGGTTCAAAAATAATATTAAATCGTTGTATAGACTGCCTTGTTAGGCCGTCACTTTCTAATGCTATTGTACTAAATTCCTGATGTATTGTCGAAATGCCAAAGCTTGCCGTATCTGGGAACGCGTAACGATGCAAGCTGTTATAGATATCGGTCGCCATTGTTACTATTTCTTTACTGCCTTTGTATTGACTAAAGCCTATAATTTGGACAGTAGCGTTAAACCCGTTTTCTAAATCCGTACCCGCATTATTCAATGCAATTGGATCAATTCTCACATACGGGAAATTGTAATTATCCTGCGGTACATCATCAAAAACTGACTGTGTTAAATCAGTGCTTAATTTAGTGTAAATCGCCGCGTATATTTCGTTCACTTATCAGCCTTTTTTATTTGCGAATCCATCGCATTCGCTAGGTTATCGGAAAAAAATTTAGTTTCAGACTCTTTAGCTGGTTCAAGCCATGGTCTATTGTGTGTGGTTTCCAGAAATAGCCCGTAATCCAAATTAGTACCCACATACGCCACTTGACTTCCTTTGTGGTGATCTACAATAA